ATTTAACAATGCAATTTGCAGTGTTCAGTCTTGGTTTTACAATTTGCTGTCAACCGCATTGACGGTTATTGAAGGTATATGTGAAGCACTGAACAAATTACCATTCGTGGAATTTGACTATTCAGGCATTACCAGTGCAGCGGATGACTATGCGGCAAAGGCAAGTGAAGCAGCGGGAAACAAAGAAGATTACACCAGTATTTCAGATGCGTTCAATGAAGGAATGTCAACATTTGACACATTTCAGGATGGTTGGGCTTCTGATGCGTTTGAAGCCGGGGCATCGTGGGGTGACGGTGTTGCGGATGCAGTCAGCAATTTCAGCCTGACAGATGCACTTGGTCTTGATGTTGGAAGTGCAAGTGATTACACAGTATCAGCATCAGATTATTCATCAGCACTGAACAGTAGTGGCATTGGTTCAGACTTGGATGATATAGCATCCGATACTGGAAGTATTTCAGATTCTTTAGACATTACGGATGAAGATTTGAAGTATTTGCGTGACATTGCCGAACAGGAAGCAATCAACAGATACACAACCGCAGAAATTACGATTGAACAGACCAACAACAACACAGTACAGGGTGATATGGACTTAGATGGTCTTGTGACAGGTCTGACGGATGCGGTAAATGAAGCAGTTGACATTATTACAGAGGGGGTGCATGACTAATGGCAAAAGCCGGATATGATTTTTATTTGAAAAAATGCCTGTTGCCTGTCACCCCTGAAAAACTGTCAATCAAGGTCAACAACGCAAACAAGACAGTAACGCTTATCAATGAGGGAGAAATAAACATCCTGAAAAAAGCGGAACTAACAGATATTGAGTTTGAATGTGAAATACCGCAAGTAAAAAGACCTTATGCGGTTTATACAAATTCATCAGGATTCAGGGAAGCATCATATTTCCTGAATTATTTTGAAGCATTAAAAACCAGTCAACAACCCTTCCAATTTATTGTGTGTAGGAAAAAGCCAAATGGAAAATCTTTGTTCAACACCAATATCAAGGTATCAATGGAAGATTACAAAATCACAGAGGATGCCGGGGAAGGGTTTGACCTGAAAATAAAGGTGAAGCTGAAACAATGGAGAGATTACGGTACAAAGACCGTCAAGGTCACAATTACCGCATCAAAACCAAAGGCATCAGCCGAACCGACAAGGGAAACTACAACTAAAACCGCTGAAACATCAAGTTCACAGACATATACCGTTGTAAAAGGTGATTGTCTTTGGAATATCGCAAAGAAATTTTATGGTAACGGTAGCAAGTACACTGTTATCTACAATGCGAACAAGTCGGTTATTGGTAGCAATCCAAATCTGATTTATCCGGGACAGGTGTTGACCATCCCGGCAGCATAAAAGAAAGGGGTGTGATGAAGTGAATGTTGAATTACTGATTGCAAATGAAACCGGAACAAAGGTGTATCAACCCGCAGTTCAGGAAGGTATTGAATGGTCAACAGAACGCAGAAGCACACCCGGCAAGCTGACCTTTAAGGTTATGAAGGATGATATTCTTGATTTTTCCGAAGGGTCAGCGGTCAGGTTGCGGGTAGACGGTGACAATATTTTCTATGGGTTTGTGTTCAAACAGTCACGAACAAGGGAAAAGAACATTATCACTGTCACCGCTTATGACCAGTTGCGGTATTTGAATAATAAGGACACAAAAATTTTTGAGAATACCACAGCAGCCGGAATTGTAAAAAGTATAGCAACAGATTATGCCCTGAATGTGGGAACGCTGACTTCTACTAATTACACCATAGCATCAAGGGTTGAGGAAAACACATCACTGTTTGAAATGATTGAAAATGCCCTTGATTTGGAATTGACCAATTTGGGGAATCTGTATGTACTGTATGATGACTTTGGAAAATTAACACTGAAATTCATCAGTGATATGTATGTGGGTGACAGTAGTTCAGGGTATCTTTGTATTGACGAAGAAACAGGTCAGAACTTTGAATATTCATCATCCATAGATGATGACACTTACAATAAAATAAAACTAACTTATGACAATGATGATACTGGAAAGCGTGAAGTTTATATTGCACAGGATAGCAGCAACATCAATAAATGGGGTATTTTGCAATATTTTGATACCCTGTCAGAAGGGGAAAACGGACAATCAAAAGCGGATGCCCTTCTTTCTCTTTATAACAAAAAGACCCGCAAGCTGAAAATCACAAATGCAATAGGTGATAACAGGGTCAGGGCGGGTTCAATGATACTTGTAAACCTTGACTTGGGGGATGTATCAATGAAAAACTTCATGCTTGTGGAGAAATGCAAACACACCTTCAAGGAAAGTGAGCATTGGATGGATTTGACACTAAGAGGGGGTGAGTTCGTTGCCTGATGCGGTTGAATTGGTCAAAACAATAAAAAAGGCGGCACTTGAAGCAGTGGAATCAACAAAGCCTGTCAATGTGTACTTTGGCACAGTGGAAAGCACTTCACCGCTTAAAATCAATGTTGAACAGAAAATGGTACTTGGTGAAAATCAGCTTATTCTTGCCCGGAATGTAACAGAATACACTTCAATGGTAACTGTTCAATGGTCAACTGAACAGGAAAAAATCAGGCACAGGCATCAATTAAGCAATATCACAGACGATGCCGGGGACAAGATAACCAGTGCTTACACTGATTATCAGGAAGTATCACATGACCATGACATTGAAGGAACAAAACAGATGACTTTCCACAATGCACTTGAAAAGGGTGAAGAAGTCATATTGATAAGACAACAGGAAGGTCAGAAATATGTTGTAATTGACAGGATAGGGGGTGGTTCATCGTGATACCTTCAACAAGTGGATATTTAGAACAGGATTTTGAAATTGAGGAACAACCAACAAAAGTATATAAAATGGACTTGGATGGTAATTCAATTCGTGGCTTTACTGATGAACAGGAAGCTATGAAACAAACAGTGTTCCGCATCCTGAATACAGAACGGTATCAATACATCATTTATCCTTGGTGGTATGGTATTGAAACACTTGACCTGTATGGTGAACCTGTTACATGGGTATGCCCGGAACTGGAACGCAGAATTACAGAAGCCTTGCTTGTGGATTCACGCATTTCAGAGGTTACAGACTTTGAGCATGATACAAGTAAAAAAGGTGTGGTGCATACATCATTTACAGTCAAAACCATTTACGGAAATCTGAAAGCAGAAAGAGAGGTGAACATCTAAATGTATGAAAATGAAACCTATGATGTGATTTTAGAGCGTATGCTTGCAAGGGTGTCAGATTCCCTTGACAAAAGACCCAGTTCACCGATTTATGACACCCACAGTCCAACCGCCATTGAATTACAGATTTTGTATATAGAACTTGATACACTCATTAAAAATTCATATGGTGACACCGCTGCAAGGGAATTTTTGATTTTACTTGCGGCAGACAGGGGACTTTCACCCGAAGCGGCAACCAATGCTGTTCTGTTGGGTAAATTCACCCCGGCGGGAATTGACCTGACAGGTCAAAGGTTCAACATCGGAGAAATTAACTATAAGGTGTTGGAACTGGTATCACAGGATTCCAACGCAAGTTATTATCAGGTTCAATGTGAAACAGTCGGAGAAGTGGGAAACCAGTATTTAGGTCAGATGATTCCAATGGAATATATTGACGGACTGGAAACCGCTGAACTGACAGAAGTGCTAATACCGGGAGAAGATGAAGAAGATACAGAGGTTTTCAGACAGCGGTATTTTGACAGTTTCAATGAACAGACCTTTGGCGGCAATAATGCAGATTACCTTGCAAAAGTCAGGGCAATAGATGGTGTTGGTGATTGTAAAGTGGTGAGAGTGTGGAACAGTGATATAAGACCCGCTGAAATGATACCGTCAGATGATGTCATTACATGGTATAAAGGTATTGTTGGAACACTTAATGAAAAGGTTGCTGCTTGGCTTACTACTGTTTATACCGCAGCACTTGCAAAGAAACTGACTGTTGGCGGTACGGTTTACATCAGTATTGTGGATTCTGATGATTACGGTGAAGCAAGTTCAACATTGGTTCAAAAAGTTCAGGACACACTTGACCCGGAAGAAAATGCCGGGGAAGGTTATGGACTTGCCCCTATTGGTCATGTGGTCAAGGTGGAATCTGCAAAGCCTGTCACAATACAGGTTACAACCACAGTGACCTTTGAGGATGGTTATAATTGGTCAAACACAAAAAGCCTGATTGCAGATGCAGTAAATACCTATCTGTTGGAATTAAGACAGGCGTGGTCAAACAGTACACAAAGCATTGTCAGGGTATCACAGGTTGAAACCCGCATCTTGGGTGTGAAAGGGGTGCTTGATATTTCCAATACAAAAATCAATGGAAAGACAAGCAACCTGACTTTGGGACAATATGAAATCCCAGTATTAGGGGGTGTGTCTGCATGATAAGGGAAGTTGATTTTGTTGATTATTATTTACCGTCATTTATGCAGACTTACAAAGAACCTGTTGCAGCACTGAACGCTGAACAGCCGGAATTTCAGATTATTTGGAAAGCGGTTGACCGGGTACTGTATAACCGTTTTATTGCAACCGCCGATGAATACGGAATTTCACGCTTTGAAAATATGCTTGGAATATACCCTTCTAATGAAGATACCCTTGAAAGCAGACGGTCAAGGGTTCAAAGTAAATGGTTCAACATGATTCCATACACCATGAAAGTATTGCTGCAAAAACTTACAGTGTTATGTGGTGATACAGATTTCATGGTGACAAAGGATTTTTCAGAAGGGTACACCCTGACACTGGTAACTGACCTTGAATTGTTTGGTCAGGTGGAAGAACTTGAACATATCATCAATACTATGATACCCGCAAATATTGTTGTAAATTCACAGAACAGCATCCCTTGCAATATAAAGGGTGCTGTTCTTTTTGGTGGCGGTATTTGTTTTATAAACCAGTTCACCATTACCAATGATTTCAGGGAAGTATTTGGAATTGAAGGAAGTGCCACTTTTGGCGGTGGAACTGTTCAGACTGATATGCTGAACATCACAACAGACAGTCAGGAAACTTTGGCGGTTTATGGCACTGCAAATTTTGGCGGTACTGTTACAGATACCGCAGCGGTAACTATTTCACAGGATTTTAATGAAACTTTCAGGGCAGATGGTGATGCAAAGGCTGCATCAGGTGTTGTTCAGGTGGATTTCATTGAAATAAAAACAACATAGAAAGGATGAAAGAAAATGGCACAATATTCAAAATTGGTCATCACAAACGATGGTCAGACTCTTATGGCAAAAATGATTGCCGGGTCAGGAAATATTGATTTTACAAAAATCTGTTCTTCTGCAACCCAGTACACAGAAACCCAGTTACAGAGTTTGACTGCACTTAGCAACATCAAACAGACAACCCTTGTTTCCAAGGTGTCACGCACAAATGATGTTGCAATCAAGGTTGAAGCCGCATTTTCAAATGTGGATATTTCAACCGGGTACTATATGCGAACACTGGGGTTATATGCGGTTGACCCTGACAAGGGTGAAATCCTGTATGCGGCTTGTATCGAAACCACAGGTAACTGTTATATGCCGCCATATAACAATGTTACGGTGTCGGCTGCATATATTCAGCTTTATACCACAGTTGGGAACGCTGACAGTGTATCACTGGAAGTATCACCGGGGGCGTATGCAACAATCGGTGACATTCAGGAACTTGAAGATGAAATTGCAGACCTGAAAGCCTTTGTTGGTTATACTGACGGTGATATTTACGGTGTTGAAGTTGATTTCAAAAACAAGAAATTCACACGCCTTGCCGGGGCAGTAAATCGCACACCGGGGGAAGGGTTTGATGGAATCAACTGCTTTGGTGGAAGA